TCTCATTTTTTTAATTGCCTTCCTAGGTTTTTTCCCCTTTGGATTTTCTAGTAATATACCACCTGATTTTCCTGTACAATATGCTGTCCAAATTGCTGGAGGATTACCAATATCTGGTACTACACCATAACCAGGAATAGTTTTATCTTCGCCATACTTAGGACTAAACATTGGTCTAGTACCACCGATCTCTTCTGGAAACCCATCACACGTCATTTCATTATTAAAGAATTCTTTATTGACAAGATCGAATAATGCCCAAATCGCAGGAGCTCTCCTTTCTAAACTTTCATCAGACCAAGCAAATGGTTGACGCCATACTCCTGACGCATTAGGTACAGTCTCCCAATCCATACTATCTTGAACAGTACCATTAGCATTTAGTTTACACTTTAATACGTTTTTACCACCTTCATTGTAAGTACCATAATACATCTCTCTACGAATAGCTTCTTGATCTGGATTAACACCACATGCTGTCTTTGCACCAGCACCAGATGCTCCTAAGTACCAATACCCATCTTTAATGGCTTCATCAGCCTTTCTAAGAATTGGATCCTTTGGATTTAAATTGTATTCTATAATGGTTGGTATACTCATACTGTCTCATCTAAATCATCATTAAGTAAATCTTTATATCTAACCCTAAACATAATTCTTCGAAGATAATCTGATCTCCTAGCATCATATTTGTCATTCGCTGCAGTATGTAAGGCGGCTGCTGGACATAGTATTACAGATCCAGGTTTGTGGGGAACTACTGTATCTGCATATCCAATACCGTATCCACGTTTCCAATGGGTTTCATCTGCTTCTTCAGGATTATCCACCGTCTCATAATATAACAGATCACCACCCCATGTTGGTTTCCAATGTTCATTCATATTAACTAAAATTGAAAAGTATCCATCAGCATCAACCATATCAGTAACGTTGGCGTCTCTATGAATACCTACAGATCCAGAACGTCTTCTACCATTTTTAAGTTTCATCATTCGAACACGGTCTTTCATATGTTTTTGACTACCTTCGAATAATACACCACCAGTTTTTCCAATGGCATAACATGTCCATATTGGGTGCATTCCACCAGCTTCTGGTAAAGTACCGAATCCTGGAATAGTATCATCTTCACCATATTTAGTACTCCACATCGGCCTAGTTGCACCAATCTCTTCTGGAAAGCCGTCTAGGGTAAATGCGTTATTAAAGAAGTTACTATTAATATATTCAAATAAATTCCATACTAATGGAGCTCTGCGTTGTACACTTTCATCACTCCAACCAAAGGGACTTCTCCATACACCAGATACATCTGGAAATTGATCCCAAGATGAACTATCTTCTACAGATCCATTAGGATTCAATTTAGCTTTTAATCCACCACCCCAACGCTCTTTATTATAATCAGCTTTTGCTATACCTTCTTCTGTATGTACAACTCCAGCATTATGATATGATTGATCAAGTTTGTCAGCTCTGCTTTTAGGTCCAGAACCTGTAGAACCGATATACCAATCTTGGAGGGGTAGCCATTCAGCAAGATTCCTAAATATTGGGTTGCCTAATGGTATTTGATGTGTTGTTATTTTATGTTTCATAATATATCCTCATTATATAAATTTATTTATACTACTTCCAATAGTCTGTTTCTTCACTCATGAGTTCTTGTATCCATGCCAATTAGATGTATCAGGGAAACCATCCCACCATTCGATCATACTGAATCTAGCCATAATTAACTTATGCTTAGGTAGCTGTAATGCTTTTGGTTGTTTGTTATTGAGGTACATTGTGAATTTTAGATCTTCACATAGTGATGCTTTTTTGTTGATGATTCTATCAGTTCCCTTTAAGAAACCGCATAATCCTGAGTCGTGGTACATATTGTTCTCCTTTAAGATTTTAAAGGACATCGTTGTCGTTAAAACACTTCTTTGTGTTATATCTATTTATACGTTATAGTATTTCGAAATACGAGTATTCAAATGATACCGCAGCAATAAGATATTCGACATCAGTCGTTGTAATATCAAATGGCAGACTTGATAATGATGTAGGATGGGCATCAATGAATCTGATTTGTTTAGTTACATTATTAGCACTAGACAATATATTTAACGTTAAATCTCTTACTTGAGATTTATTAGTATCTACTTGGGCATATAACCAATCATAAATTTCTTTATAATTTATTAGATCTTCGTCTACTAAGAAAGTACATTCAAATGCGCTGTATACAATTTTATCAGCTTCAACTACTATTGTTCTTGATGGGGTATGATACGGTGCACCATCAACAGATACATCTGGGAGCATCATTGTTTGTATAGTAAATTCTGCTTCTGGATACACAGTAGTATCTAACTGTAATACAAAGGATGCTGGATTTAGAAAGTTATTGGTCATACCTTTATTTATATGTTTTTGATACTAAAAAGGCCCCAATTAAGGGGCCTCTTATTACTTACTTTCTAACTTATATTATAGGTTAGAAACCGCAACTGAACGGAAGTAAGGGTTGATACCAGCACCTAAAGCAACTGTACTAGATACAAATGGATTCGCAGCCATACCGTAACGAGTTTTGAAACCGATACGTGGTTGGAAGTCATCTTGACCGACAGTCTTCATCATGCTTAATGGTACGTATGGGCAGTAGAACATACCTGCGTCATATGGGTTAGTACCCTTGTAACCAACAACAACTGAACCTGATACAGCAAACGGATCAACGAATACTTTCATACCGTTTAATGTGCCAGCTAACAACGAGCCAGTTACATCAACATCCATTTTACTAACTAAACCATAGTCCATAGAACCAGTAGCGTTTAACGCAGCTGCAACGTCTGAAGAACAAACGATGAAGTTACCTTTACCACGACGCGTCTCTTGAGCGATGATATTTGCTTCTTTAGAAAGATGGTAGATTAAGCCTTTAAAGACTTCAACTTCCCAACGACCTTTTGACGTACCAGTACCAACTGTAGCATCGAACTCATTTGCAACACCACCAACCGCAGAGATTGCTTGTGATTCCATAGTTTCAATTACTTCACGATTGATTTCAGCAAGAATCTCAGTAGATAAGATATTTGCTAATTCAGTCTCAGCAGATAAACCATGTACCGCTTTAAGATCTTGCGCTAATTCAACAGTATAGTTGGCTTTTAGTGCACGAGTCCTAGCAGTTACAGCAGTCTTCTCGATTGAGAAACCCATTGTGTTCATAGTTTGGAATTCCGCAACATCTGTATCAACTGGACCTGAGAACGATGTATCAACATTATCATGTAATGCTTCATCACCTTTAGTAACTGCACCAGCAGTTGTATCATATTGTGATTTCATTGCAAAGATTAGTCCAGTTGGACCAGTCATTGCTTGAACACCAGCAACATCAAACGCAATTAGGTTTGGTGTAGCACGACGTACTAATGAAATTAATACAGGCTCCCAATTATCAACAGTACTGTTAGTAATTGATGCATCCTCGTTTAGTGATCTTGCTTCAATTGAAGCTTTTTCTTGGTTCTCTAATACAACGGCAGTTACCTGTCTCTTGTGAAGTTCAGTAATTGAACTTGCACCGTCTGCATCTAAAACCGGAGCCCATTTTTCAACTAGGGCTTGAGTATTTAACTCTTGTGACATAATTGTCTCCTATTTATGTGTTTTAATAGCATCAAGATACTTTGACATTGAGCCAGTAACTACCTTGGTGTTTTCTTCTTTTGCATCTTCAGTGATAGCATCTATAGATGTATCAACTTCATTTGCGCCGTCTTTCGTGTTCATATAAGACTCTTTAATAGTTGCAACTTTAGCAGCATAATCTTCGTTATTATCAGCATCCAAAGATTCTGTTAATTCCTTTAATTTTGCAGCTTCTGTAGCAGCTAAGCCTGCACATGCTTCATTAATGATATTAGCTCTTTCGAAAGCTTTAACTTTCTCCGCTAATTCCATATTTGTAGCTTGTGATTTATTTAACTGATCTTTAGCATCTGTAACTTCCTCAGTTAAGGCGTCAACAATTTCGACCTTATCTTCTGGAACATTGATGTAATGCTCAGTGAACACTGTATGTAGTGAGTCAATAAATGATTCAGTAATTTCTGATTTTAAGCCATGCTCAATTGCCACTTCGTTTTCTTGAACCCAGTTCTCGACAACGTAGTTTAAATATCCATCAACTTTATCAACCAGATCTTCCTTGATTGCATTTACTTCGCCCTCTAAATCAGATGCATAACGCTCTTCTAATTCAGTGGTTTTTTGTGCTAA